CTCCCGAGGAGTCCGTGGTCGTTAGACCACGGGCCCTCAGAAGCCACCCGTCTATACGATAGACGGGGTCTCGAAGGAAACTGGCGATGTATTTAGTCACCAAATCCTAAGAGATTTTTGGCTTCTCCCACAAGGCCATAAAGGCCCCACCAGCCCCACTCAATGGGCTGGTCGCCATCCAAGCTTGATGCTGACGCGCTTGGGACGTCCCGAACGTTCCAAGTGTTTCTCATCTTGTCTCCCGGATGGCATCCGGAAGGAAGACCCATTCCTTTCAGAACGGGCCAGGCCGGGCCAGTAGCAGGGGACTAACTCGATATCCCTATCGAGAACCCCTTGCGGATTACTGGATTCCAGCTTGAGTAAACACTTGAGCATGGCACCAGTATCTCCAAGTGGATCACTTGGAGCTTTGGCCTGTACTGAATATCCCCGAACTAGTGGGATATGCAGGCGTGGGTGCATCTTTTCTCCGTACAAAGGGAGAGAAGGTGAAACCCTGCCAAGCACGGAGGAGTCTGGCCCGACCTCAGGAAAGTATTTCATCACTTTCCTTAGTCGGTTATCCAGCCACTCCACTGTACTTTCGAAACAACCGACTTCCGCCAGTTGGTTTCGAAGAGATACAGTGGAGATAACCTCCGTCACGTCGTCGATCGTGGAAGGTAACACCTGTCTGACGCGTGTCACTGAGACATCGCGTCCATAAAGGTATTCCTTCCCGCAGGACTCTCTGAACCTTCCGGTCCAGAAAGACTTGCCTCGACCAACTCGAGCACCAAAATGCTCAAGCGTCGACACGATCGTACGCACCTGTCTAGTGGGGACAATCAAATCATCCCCATAGACTCGCACCTGGTCCGAATAGGACTTAATGTCCTTTCGGGTCAGAGGTGTGTTGAGCGTCTTCTGTATTCCCAAGAAGATCAAGGTCGTAAAGACCATGGCTTCAACAGGGAAACAGAGAGCTGAACCCATAGACGCGTACTTGGCCAAACGGATTACTCCGTGGCCAGGTACTTCAGCCCGCCGTGAACGGCACGAGTCAATAGCGTCATGCAGATGACGATATTTTCGTGTCATTCGACGAACGAGCTGATTGGAGACACGATCTGATGCTTCACTCAAATCGAGTGTCGCGGTCAGACCATCATTGGAACCTTGACGAGCTAGCTCCTGGTTAGGAGTTTGATCGTCAAAACCAATGAGCTTCTTCAGGAGTTCATCCCTGGAGAATGCAGACAAGAAGCATCGCAAAAGAGCCTGCTGTGTATATTGCATACACGTAGGTTCGATCGCGATGATTCGAGGTGTCTTCAACGTTTTAGGAACCGAGATTACCCTTACGGGAACCTCGTCTCCAGGTTCGAGGAAAGTCACCCCATCCAATCTATCGGAAAAACGATAGTTAGGAATGAGGTACTTGGAGGAAGGAAAATACCTCTCAAGTCGAGTAGTCCAGAGGCGCATGTCGTACTTTCCATTACTGGAAAGTTTATCGGCAGTCGCTCCGGGACCATGCTTTGGAAGTAGACTTCCATAATAGACATCTCTGTCCATTTGGAGGAATACCTTCCGAAAAAGCAAATCAGATATACGCTCAAACTCACAGAGATCACTCTCTGAGAGTAGAGCATCTGACTCTCGGACTTCCTGCTCACACTTAATGAAATCAGACATCGCTTTCCGTTCCCGTGCATCACTGCACGGGAGGGAAATCTTCCCAAACGCCAGTGTTAACTGACGTAAGGCGAAGACTGCATCGATGTCTGGATCATTAAGCAACACACCAGTGTCAAGGTCGAAGACACGGATGAGGAAACCTCGTAGAAATACGGGGAGACCTCTCCTTCCATAGGAAAAGGAAGGATTGATTCCGGCACGACCCTGGTCTATCCATTTTTCGATGGACTTCCCAAGGTCGGGCAGGGTTATCGTTAGAAACGATAACCCCTCATCTTCGACTCTCCTTCTGACCGTATTAATGTCAGAAGTGGCGCTGGTGCAGCAAGTCATGGCCAAGTCTTCGGCCATGACTGTCCAGAGTGACATCAGGCTTTTCATCGGGCCTCCTCTATCGGGGGTATCCGATCCTTAGCCTATTGGCACTCCACATCTCATACACGTCCCGATGGTTGAGGGGTGCTCAAGTTATGCAAACAAATGCACATGCTTGAGACTTACCCCCTCAACAAGTAAATCAGGACGTTTGGCCCCAGTTCGGTTAGGAGCCAAGCTTCAATGAGATGTACCACGAGGATGAATGCCAAACAAATGGCAATGATGAGGAACAAGCTAACTGAGGGCTTGGAAAACATTTTCCCAGTCCTGAACAGCTAGCATGCTTGCCTGGAGAGCACCTACCAGCATCAGAAATATAATTTTCCAATTATATCTCTTCTGTTGGATGGGTGTCAATCTAGGCACAGCAATTGCATCCTCATCCTTTCCACGTGACGGACTTCCGATGGACATGTGGGCTTTTTGTACGTCCACAACGAGTACCTTATCCGAAATGGATATGATACTCTCCAGCGGAATGTACGCCACGGTTCCTCTACGACTCACCGCCAAGAAGCTTGGTGATGACCGCATCCGAAGTTGCAGTAAACCAGGTCTTAAATCCCTGGTAAACCTGCAACGCCTCGGTCGGCGTGTACCCAGCGTCGGGAAGGTCAAAGACGAGGTAATTTGACATACCTCGCTTGACATTCTCCGACGGGATAAACGGGTCCGCGGTTATTTTGGAATGGTCGATCCTGAGCAGGTGCCGATTGCGCTTCCCATAAGTATGGGAAGCACGCACGACAATCAGCCCATCTGACGTCTGGTATGTAGTGTCATCTCCCTCGACCGAAGTCTTGGGTAGAGTGGCACCAACACCATTGATCGTCAGTGCAATTGGATCGGTGAATGCCATAAGGCATCACTCCTAGGGTTCGGTTTGCACCGAACCCCTGTGGCTCGGCACGGGACAGCTATCTCCTCAGAACCACCGGGTCAAACCCAGTGCTGAGGCGATGGCCAGTTGGCGGAGAGACAACCCATTCCAGGTTATCTCAAACCCAAATGGTGTGGCTCTCTTCCTCCGCTTCGTCTCCACGAAAGCGGTAATGGAAGAGGGCCTGTCAAGCATGGCAGGTTTCCACCCGTCATAACCGACATAAGTATAGGTACAAGATGTAACTTGATGTTCCATAATGTACCCGTACTGAATCACCAAACCATCGTTGGCCATGTCGGAAACGTTGGAAACAACGTCTCCGGCATTGGAAAACCAGTCGATGGCCCACGTCCAAGGAGTAGCATTCCACACGACCTCCGGCGTAAGCTCGATCCCAAGAAGGGGTCCAGCCTTAGCTCCAGCTGCTACAAGCTCGTTACGGCTTTTATACCCTAACGGCAAGTGGTAGGTGAAAGCACCGGAAAACCAGGTCCTTTTATAGGTCCTGGTGGTCTTGTAGACATTACCCTTGGCCTGCAGCGGATCTACGATCTGATTAATCGATGTGGAACCAAAAATGTTCCCCAACTGATTAGGCAGATAAAGCGCAGGGCCGACTACAGTAGTTTCTACCGGAAAGTCATACCTTCGCCGAACCAGCTTATGAGAGTTTGCTTCATAGGATTTTAATATCCTATGAGCATTAGCGGCAGCGTAGCTTGCGCCACGTATGTCGCTCATAAGCGGCACCCAACCAAACTCATGGTTAAGGTATTCATCACCTGCACTACGTGCAAGCGATGTTTTACCCTCCCACAAGTGAGCGCCCCAGAAATGGGGCAACCCCTGAGTTCTAGCTTCTGCTAGATCAGTGGCAAGGTTGGCGACATTGTTCGTGGGTTTCACCATCGCAATGGCATGAGTACCGAGCGGAGCCAAATTTGTAGGATTTGGAAACGCCGGCATCAAACCAGTGCGAGTGGGGGACACCGAAGTGATAGGCCCAAGATAAAAATTGGACTCATACTTCGAATGGGAGGAATCGAATCCCTCAGCCTGTAATCTTTGTCTTGGACAATCGTCCTCGACAATGATCGCAGACCGAGTTAGTTCGAATTCTCCACCCGCGTCACCAATGCAACCCATCGGGAACTTAAAGTTCTCGTCTAGGTCGCGGCGATGATTATCGTCAAGAGTAGTCTCTTGACCTTTAGGAGAATTCCCATACATGGAAGAGTCGGGTGATCCAGCCAACCATTGGTCGGATAGAGTCACCGTTCTCGCCACATTTTGGGAAACATAGTGAGACTCCCATCCTGGCAGGTTATCAACCCAGTCAGGATAGTGCCTAGATCGCTTACGCGAAGTAGACATAGTCTCACCTCCTAAAGCGGTAGATAGTGGATGGGCATCCAAACTCGTTGTCATTAACAACGAATAAGGATAACTGCACCATGCCTGGGTCCCCCAAGGGGGACC